GTCCGAAGACTCTTCCTCAAAGATTTCGCCATGCTCGTTCTCGTAACGGTTATATTCCAATCCAAATAGTGCATTTAGACCGGGTTCTAGCTCTTTCGCTAGTTGGGCTCTAGAAATAGCCATTGTTTAGCCCTCCTTAAATGCCCGTTGTAGACGCAGTAGTCTGCGAATCAAAACGGCTACTTGGTGAATTGAAATGAGCGTTTAATCGTACAATCAAAGGAATACCGGCAGCAGCATAATCGCTGTTACCCGCGTCATCCATAATACCAACTATACGAAGCGGAAGCGTCGCAGTAGTATTGATTGTTGAAACACCCAAGGCGGATGTGGAATTACCGTTGTCGGTAGATCCCGTTCTTGCAGAAGTACCCAAGGACGCATTCGCGAAGACGGCGGCTTGAGCAGTTGCTTTGTCTGTCAAAGAAGCGTCAGACGCTACTTGGAACAGTTGGTTTGGATTGTCTGCAACAAACGCTTTCACAGGATGATTTGTGTCAACGCTTACTGCACCCGATCCGGGCCAGTAGTTAATAAAAACCGGTTTCTTTGAAACCGAATCGACGTACTCCACCCCCATCAGGACACCTAACGCTTGCGTAGTACCACCATTGGTAGCACCTGCTTGGTCAATAGTTCCTGCGGCCAGAGGGACGCAGATAGCATATTGAAAAATAGCGTTAGTGTTATTGGATGCGATTTCGTACTGAGTTACCCCAGTAGAATTAGCCGCAGAGCCAGTAAGCCCGATAGGACGAAGACCATAGGCAGTATTTTGATTTGCCATTTTTAGTTTCTCCTAATAAGGGCAGTCCATTATCTTTTTGGACCACCGAAGGTTACACGAGATTGACGATCAGCATTGCTGATCTTCATAGTTGAGTGTGCATTCTCGCGCATCATATCGTGATCTACCGCTTCCATTTGGTCCTGACTACGTTTATTAAAGTAATCAGTCCTCTCGGCTACAGTTTCTAACGGTATTCTGGCAAGAAGCAGTCCGCCTACTCCAAAGACACCTTGATATTTACCTGATTCGACAACGGGCGATTCAAAGTCAGGGTACTCGTCCTTACGGACCAATTCCCAACCTTCACGCATTTTCGCACTGATGTTCTTTGTATCATCAAATCCTCGCGTTTCGGCGCGAATCCAACGATGCTTAAAGCCATCAGGGGCAGGTGGTGCATCTAACATTGACGGTGGAGCCCAAGGCTTACGAAGCGCCTTCTTCTCCCGAGTTTCGTTTGCGCGAGCAGTACGTTTGATGGTAGTACCCATTTCATTATTTTGGTCAGTCATCTCTTTTACTCCTTCACGTATTTCGCATATTCTTCAAGCGGCACACCCAGTTTCTTCGCTATCGCGACTTGGCTAGGGGTGAGTCTAACCTTTTTCCCACTGCGCCCAGATGAATTTCTTGAGGCTCCTACAACCGTCTGAGCGGGTCGTCTGTTAGAAGCCGTAGCACCCGTATTAAACTTAGAACTAATACGGTTGTCTAACTCAGTATAGTAGTCATCGCTCTGGGGGTCAAATCCTTCTTCTTCCACCAGTTTTTTGTGGATACCAAAGGCAGCATAAGTCATTGCTTCGTCAGAGCCGAACCAGCTATTTTTTAAGGCCCATTGCTCTGCTTTAGGGTCAGGTCTTTTAGGCTGTTGAGCAGGCATAGGTTGACGAACCTGCTGCTGTGCTGCGGCTTGAGCTTGTTGTTGAGCCCTCGCAGATTGTGCTTTTGCTTGCGCTGCACGATCAGCTTGAATGGCTAAACCAGTCAACGCTCGTTGTGCTTCTACGGTTGCTTGACTATCACCAATCTCTATCGCTCTAGCTAAAGCCGATTCGGCTTGCTGCATTTGCGTAGATACACGATTGGAATATTCAGACACGTAATTAGTGTCCAAAGTTTGCATCCGTTGTTTAATTTGTTGCGATTCGTTCTGTACACCTTGAGCGTAACGTATAGCTTCTTGCTCACGTCTCTCGGCTTCTCGCATCTTTTTAGTAAGCCTATCAATCCTCTTTTGTGTAGAGGTTTCAGCTTTTTGGAACTGATCGTCATCATTCGACGACCGCCCATTATCATTTGAAAGGTCTTCAGAAACTTCTACTTCAGTTTCTTGTGAATCCCCCAAGTCTAGTTCGACTTGTTCTTTTTCGGCATCAGCCATAATTATCTCTCCTTACGTTAATTGGTGAATATCTTCAGGATCAAGAATGGTAGATAAGATTTCGTCATCGTTAAGAATACGAACCTCACCACCGTCTATTTGAAACCTAGAACCAGCGTAACGGGCAAACATTACCCATTGCTTTTCTTCGCACCACGCACCCGTAGGAAACTTGTCTTTATCTTTGTAAGCCAAAGGACCTACTTTTAAGACGTAACCAACTTGTGTTGATACTTGGTTTTTCTCTACAGTATCAGTTGGCAAGAAAATACCGCCTGCGGTTTTGCCTTTGCCTTGATACGGAAGAATTAAGATGCGCCACCCGGTAGGGCTCGGCATTCTATCCAGAAGTGTTTTACCAATCATCTCAGGATTGAGACGAGGCTTTTCAGTATATGCGTCAGCTAAATTAGGGGTCGTACCCTTCTTTTCTGGCGCTGGTTTGATTGGTTCTGACGGACCCGATTCGCTTTCTATTTGAAAAGCAGCATTGGGTGCGGCAGACAAATCTATTTTAGATTTAGTCATTAGATCGCTCCTGTTTATCTAGCAGGCTCTTGAGTTCCTGTTCCACGTGATTTAGACATTCCAGATTGCCCATAAGCTCACGATATTGCTCCATAGACTTAACATTACCATATATCATTAAGTCTACTATACCTTGGCGTCTTTCTCTCAAGATTCTAAAAACCGCCTCGGCCAAATAAATGTCTTCCATTTACCCCTCGCATAATATCAAACAATGTCTGATATTATCGTAGCACAGTATGTATAGGATGTGCTAGGACAAACTGTTACTTTATGCGATTATCTCGAAGTGAGGCCCGTCTATAAAAGGCCTACGTCCTTGGCTTCTACGCAAGTCAATGTAGGCGTTCATGGCCTCTTCTGCCGTGCCCTCATAACTACGAATGTCACCTTCGGACCACGCGGCACCCCACTTTATTGAGATACCAACTTCTATTGCTGCTTTTCTAAAAGCATCACAAATGTCATCGTAAACATTTATTTCCCAAACCACGTCTGATCCATCATAGGCAACCACGTCTACTGCGTGACAAAACCCGTCCTCTTGGACCAAGTGTTTTGATTTCATTGTTTGTGATCGACCCGAAGCTACAAGTCGAGCTTGCTCCTCTGGGTCACGTACCCCGTAAGTTACACCAAAGTCTACGTTTGTGTAGCCAATAGCCAACTTAACCACTTCTTGTAATTTAGGGTGAACACCGTCCAGTTTACCTAGACTGCGTTGTGATAACTTAAAACTCATTTTGCTACGCCTTTCGTCTTCTCGAATGACCTGAGTCCGCCTAGACCCAACATTCCCATTAACACCGGCATCATTACCGACATGTCTGCTTGTGGGACTGTTATGCCAAAACCTGCGGCGATTGGCGAGATTAAAAAATTTACGGCTAAACCAAGAACGCAAACATGTCCGCATAAGGGTCTCCAAGATGATTGGAAAAAGTTCCCTTTAGCGTCGGCGGTATTTAGCGCAATCTGCGCAAGGGCAATCTCTTGCCCATGTTTTTCTGCCATGGTCCCAATCTCATGGGCCAGCTTTGCTTTCTGATCTTTATCCTCAATGAATTTATCGAGTAGGCCTGTAACAGGCCCTATTAATTGTTGTAACATTTTTAACCACCCCCAGCTAACGAACCCAGTCCTTGTTGTGATTCGGGTCGTCTAAATGGATTAGCTGATACGGGCATTGTCTGCGTTGCGCCTGTCAAACCAAACGAACTAGCTGAACGAACATCCGGTACAACATACGGAGTAGTAACATCAATAGGGTCACTAGCGTCACCGGTATCATCACCTACACCTAAGTCGCCAACAGGGTCTACTGGATCGACGGTATAGGTACCATCATCTGTTCCAGTGCCTCCGGTGGAACCACCCATAAAGCCACCAAGGCCGCTGCCAATACCGGTTAAATCTAAACCACTATAATCGAAACCATCAGGGTACATTTCGTAGAAATTGTTAAGACCTGCTAACGTTTCTGGCGTCATGCCATCAATATTTACCCCATCTGGAATGAAGGGATAGGGGTTGTCAGTATCATTTACGGTCGGGTTGTAAGGGTCATCACCTTGGTTTCCTTGATTACCCATGTTGTTACCGGGACCATTGCCCATTCCGGGACCGCCTTGTGGTCCACCAAAGGTAAAGTCAGACTCAAAACCATTGGCATCAAACCCGTCTCCAAAGGTAAAGTCAGACTCAAACCCGTTGGCATCAAACCCGTCTCCAAGGTTAAGGTTTAATCCGGACAGATCAAGATTGCTAAAATCTAAACCGGGGTCAACCGCAAACTCTGGGGTAAAGGTAGTGCCGACCGCCTCATCTACAGCGCCTTGTGGGGGGTTAAAGGCTGGTTCGGTTTCCGGTGAGAAGCCACCACCTTCTGGGCCATAACCACCGGGACCAAGCCCGCCAGTAACGCCCGCAAATGGATCAAACGCCGGTTCCCCGCCCCTTGTATCAGGTAAAGGTTCTCCACGAGTACCTCCGCCTAATCCGGGATCGCTATATAAAGAGGGGTCTACATAACCCATCCCACCTTCGCCACCAATATCGCCAACAATACCGCTTAGATCAAGTGTGCTTAAATCAAATGTACTGCCGTCAGGCAACTGTATAGCATTTGTGGTATCTGCGGTATTTCCAAGATAATCACCTTGTCCAACAGTCTCGGCCATTGTTTCAATGCCTGTCGGCTCGCTTATATCGACTGTTTGACCGGGCGGAACTTGACCGGGACCATCTCGGGGTTCGATATAGTTAGAACCCATTTGTTCTCTAGGGCTAAGAGGCGACACACCACGAGTACCGCCAAAGCCGGGTTCAACACCCCTACCTAATTCAGGATCACTGTACAAAGACGGATCAACTGTAGGTGTTACAGGTGGTGGAACAACCGCTTCTGGTTTCACAACCGGTGGCGCAACAGGTTCTACTTGTGCAACCGGAGGGGGTACTTCCGCAAGTCCAGATTGTTGAAAGATTAAAGCGTCTCCGCTTGTTATACGCCCATCTCCATTTCCATCATATTGCAGGTCGGGATCAAGATTACCTACCGCCATTTGCATGATGTCATTTACTGTCCCGTTAGACGGTGCGGGTGTTGAGGCAGGCGCTGGTTCAGGGGCAGGCTGAACTTGGTTTGGTACGGCCAAACCACTTAAATCTAAATTACTTAAATCAATTCCCGATAAAAAACCACCCGACGGCGTTGGCATTCCCGGACCCGCTAAAGGTTCAGGTTGAACAACTGGGGGTGGTACTTGCACAGGTGGTGGCGGTGGCTCCACAGGGGCTTGCGGTAAAGTAGCAATACCTTCGGGTGGAGCAGTAACAACTTCCGGCATAGGAGCGGTAGATGTAGGAGCCTCGTAACCAATACGGTCCATAAACTCTTCAGGAGTGTATTCCTTAGTCGCAGCATCTCCTTCAAAACCAAACGAACTTACATCTTCTGTATAGGTGTTTGTGTCCGGATCGTAGGAAGCGTTAAGGTCAAAGTCGGAGGCCGCAGGAGAATTGTTGTACATATCTACAAGTTGTTGAGAACTAGGGTCCGGCGGCGTAAAAGAAAAAGTGTTGCTCGCACTCGACTCATAACCCAGTCGACCCATAAACTCTTCAGGAGTGTATTGTTTAGTTGCAGCATCTCCTTCAAAACCGAAAGCACTCACGTCTTCTACAAACGTGTTTGTCGCAGGATCATAAGTAGCGGTAAGGCTAAAATCTTGTGCTCCCCTAGAATTGTTGTATTCAGATACAAGTTCTTCTGCGGTGAAATTTTTGTTTGTTGGCTCTGGGGCAGGTGCTGGGGCAGGTGCTGGTGCAGGTTGCGGAATCGGTTGGGGCCTTGGTTGTGGTACTGGCGCTGGATCAGCATATGGCGCAGTCGAAGGTTTAGGGATTGACGAAAAATCTGGTAATGGTGCTGGCGCAACATATGGTGCCGGAGCAGGTTGCGGAACCGGTTGTGGGGCAGGCATGGGTACGTTTAAATTACTTAAATCAATTCCGCTTAAATCCATCGTGGTGCCCGGCATTACAAACGTTCCCGTTGCAGGCGTTGGCCTTCCCGGTCCCGCTACAGGTGCGGGTTGAACAGGTGGTAACTGCGTCGGGGTCGGGTTCGAAACTCCTACAGGTGCCTGCGTCGGGGCAAAACTTGGTTCCGCGTTGCGGCCTTCTCTTAAACCGCCTCTTCCTCTTGGTGCCATTAGAAAACTCCTAAAAAACGTTGTGGGCGAGCAATAGGACTAAAGCCCTTTACCATCCCGCCACGTGCCATTCGCTTGGCTGGAGTTTCCCCTGCCTCAGACAAAGCAATAGCAACTGCTTGGTTCTGTTCATAGCCTTCGTCCATCAATTTCTTGATGTTCTGGCTTTTCGTTTTGTCGCTACTACCTTTCTTTAACGGCATCTTAACAACCTATGTAACTACCACCACGTTTCGCGGCACCCATGCCAC